ATAATCTATCTCTCATACTCCTTTCTTTAATACTTATCAAACTATTTATAAATCAATCACATACAATAATACATGTTTTATAGCATAAATATTGTAATTATTTTAATGTACAAAATGTTTGTTTTGTACATTAAATGATGTACATTTGCGGTATCAAAATCGAAGCACAAATAGGTTTCGAAATAGAAACAGTTATAATTATTCGGCAAAGATAGTAATAAAAAATACATAACATTATGAGAAAGAACGAAATAATGGTTCCACATGGAGCTCAAACAAAAATCGCTAACGACACGGGCTTATCTACGGTGTGTGTCCGGCAAGCGTTAAAAGGACTGACAGATACGGCCAATACCAGATTGATAAGGAGAAGAGCCTTGAAATTTTACGGAGGTGTAGAAATTAAAAGTGATCCATCATGATAGCCGAGATAACATTTCCTGATAGATCCGTGTCCTATAGCGACTTCATTCGTGACTTAGCGGCAAAGATAAACACCTTCGCCAAAGAGGATAAAGATGATCCAGCTTACATTTCCCAAAGGAAAGCAGAAGCTCTTTATGGTAAAGCTAATGTATTAAGATGGAGAAAAATGGGAGCAATAAGCCCAATATGCCGTCCCGGTAAGATTGAATATCCAACAGTAAGGCTGAAAGAACTAAGTCGGACTGATGAGATTTACATCCGATGGATGTCAAGCAAAGAGGATAAAAAGAGAAAAAGATAAATCCTCGGCCCCATAGCTCAACGGATAGAGCGCTCCTCTCCTAAAGGAGATATCCGGTTTCGATTACCGGTGGGGCTACCATTAAGATCTTTGACGTATTGTGACCCGGAACGCAGCGACGCCTTCAACGTCGTGAGGTTCCCGGCTATATCAAGGTAACGTGATAGCGATATATGCGCCGTGACCCACGATGGGATATAGCTTACGATAACATCTTCCGTGTATCCTTTTGGTGTTATGCCGGCGGCGGCATTGGTTAACCATCATGGAGGATGTACGATATACTCCCCCACCCGTCTATGATTCGGGTTCGAAACCGTTGGAGGTTGTGGGGGAGCGAACATTAAAATATAAAGAATATGGAAAATGAATTACAAGGAAATATCCTTGGCACAGGATTTACCGGCAATGGATTCGAGATCTCTCGAAATCCCAATGTAAGCTGCTTAGACGGTTTTTTCGTTAAAGAAAGATGCGATAGATTTTCAATGGCCTTTGCCTCATTATGTACAACGATCACTAGCAATAAAATCCATTTAATAAAAACGACAAAATTATTGAGAGTATGAAAAAGATCCTTTCTATCCTTAGGGGTAAAAAACAGACAGATCGACTGTCAGAGTTAAGGAGTCAAGAGATCATGAGAGCGCTTGACTCGGCGTTAAACGACGTAGAGGAGCAAAAGGTATTAGCCGACATCCGGTATCACGAGGAGATAAACAACCTAGGTGACGACGGGGTAGATTACAAGAGCAAGATCAATCAATTGATCGAGTATAAGGAGACGATTATCAATGCGGACAATACCATCCAAGCTATCAATGAGATCAAGAACGATCTCGAGAGCGAGGTTGAAGACATCAATCCATGATACCATGAATGAGATTTATTGGATCACAAGATTAGATGCCATACAAACGTTGGCGATAATCGCAGTATTTATCTTGGGAGTATTTACATTCTTGTATATTCTCTTCTGGATTATGGAAGATGATGAAAAAGACAAGTCTAAGTTAAAAAAAATCATCTTAAAATTCGCTGCCTATATATCAATACCTGTTTTTTTACTAGTATTCATTCCATCTAAAAGGGACATGTTGATGATTATCGGAATAGGCGGGACTATAGAATATCTCAAGTCTAATGATACCGCCAAGGAGTTGCCGGATAAGGTTATCATGGCTATCGATAAGTTCTTGGATGATACAATAGAGGAAGAAAAATGAATAAAACCGATAGACCTTTAATAACCAAGTTTTATAACAATGAAAGAGAGAAGAATCCCACCCTAGGAAATGGCTAGGGCAGGTAGCAAACCATGATCAGTTTTAATATTATTCGTTTAGCCGCACGATCAAGGCGTGCGTCCAATGTTAGATTGGTTATCTAGTTATATTATTATCTAGGGTTACAGGGAGTGCGAGTTCCCCCGGCTACCACGCTTAAATCACATTGCTAATTATTATACACTTCACAACCAAGACCTTAATATACCGCCGTGAGGCAGGCAAAAAGAATTTTTAAATAATTAAGAACTCGCCGGGGTGGATCCCCCGGCAAACGCTCCCTTAGCTCAGATGGTCAGAGCCTTTAGGGTCGCCGGTTCGAGTCCGGCAGGGAGCACGTTTCACCCCTAACGGGTGCTTATTCAATCAGAAAATCAGTCACAATTGCAACGCAGGTCTCCGTCCGTGAGGATATGAGGCCTTTCTTCCGATTTTTAAAAACAACAATATATATGATAAAGAGAAACCAAGCATGGTTCTGGAAGATATTCCGGGCCATAAAGAGCATTATCATCTTCTCGCTAAGGATGATCGCAGCTGCCGTACTAGGGCTGATATCAATAGTGTCAATATTCGAGTGGTACGAAAAGCCATTAAATATCCACCTCTTGATCCTTGGGGTGATATCAATCTTTATTGTGGTACATCAAATCGTAATAATGACTTATGAGTCAGAAAAATGATTTCAGAGTACTATACGTGGTGCAAGCCCCTTCAAGACCGAACCGATCTAGGAAGGACGATATCCTAGACGAATTAAAGACACTTAGCAAAGAAGAACTAATAGAGATAAGAAAAGATATTGTAGAACTAATAAATAATAAATAATAAATAAATGAAGACATTCGAAGAATTAAAAGAAGATCTGCTTGAACGGGCTAAAAAACATAATGCTTGTCAAGATGGATACAGGATGGGGTTAAACGCAAAAAGCAAACAGGACTTACTGAAAGCGATAACCGATAATTGGTATTGGGTCTTGAGTGTATCCAAGATGATTGACGCAAATTACCTTGAAAATAACTTTTCTGAAGAGGAACTAGCCGAAGCCGGCATTTACACAAGAAAAGAACACCTCTCTAATGCTAAATCATTTGCTTGCGGCTCTGCCACGGTCAAGGCTTACGACTCTGCCACGGTCGAGGCTTACGGCTCTGCCACGGTCAAGGCTTACGACTCTGCCACGGTCAAGGCTTACGACTCTGCCACGGTCAAGGCTTACGGCTCTGCCACGGTCGAGGCTTGCGGCTCTGCCACGGTCAAGGCTTACTGCTCTGCCACGGTCGAGGCTTGCAATAACTCATATGTCGAGGATTGCACTGGAAACATAAATACAGTTTCCGATCATGGAATAGTCAAAGACTACTACAATCATAAGATATATATAAAGAAAGGAAAATTCGAGATTATCGAGATCGAATAAATTCAAGGCCTTAGCTTATCGGTAGAGCGCCCCTAACATGGGGATGGCCGGGTTCGACTCCCGGAGGCCTACAAAACACATAACTAATAAAAACAAGATTCATGAGACTTACAATCAAGGAATTATCCCTTGTCAATTTCAGGGGATTAACAATCAGCATTTCGTTCTCGGCAAACACGCTTATATTGGGAATGAACGGAATTGGTAAGACTAGGGTTAACGACGCTTTCCTTTGGCTTTTATTCGGCAAAGACACGCAAGGACGGCAAGACTACGAGATCAAGCCCCGGGATCAAGACATGAGAAACTCAAAGGTATCCGTGCGAGGAATGTTCGATCTTGACGGGCAAGAATTAACGCTCGAGCGTATCTACTCGGAGAAGTGGACAAAGAAAAAAGGATCGGAAGAGGCCGAGTTCTCCGGCAACGTCACCGAGTATTCTATCAACGGAGTGGCATGTAACGCCACGAACTTCAAGACCAAGATAAACTCCATCCTAGACGAGGACAGGTTCAAGCTTATCACTTCCTCCTCCTATTTCAACACCTTGAAATGGCAAGACAAGAGGAACCTTCTTATCCAAGCGGCCGGGGAGCCGAGCGAGGAAGAGATTATCGGGGACAACGAGGATTTCAAGAGGCTCCTATCCTATTGCACCGGCAAGACGATGGATGAGTACAGGAAAGAGATCGCCGCCAAGAAGAAGCCGATCAAGAAAGAGCTGGACGAGATCCCCGCCCGGATAGACGAGGCCAGACAAGGCATTATCGATAAGGACTGGACCGCCTTGGAAGGCATAATCAAGGATCGGGAAACCATGATCGAGAAACTGGATAGGAGGATAGCGGACGAGAACCTACGGGTGCAAGAGGAGAACAAGGATGTCAACTTCAAGATACAAGCCCTATATAATGAGATCGCTTCCTTGGAAAGAAGAAAGATGGATATCGAGAACCGATATAAGGCCTCCTATCAAAAGGAGTCCAACGATCTCGAATCCGAAAAAGAGAGGACGAGGAGAGAGATCGCCGGCATAGAGGACGAGATCAATCGACTCGCAAAGGGTATAACGGACAATGCCAAGGCCAAGGAAAGGGTATCCGACATATTGAGCAAATTGGGGGCGCAATACGAGGCGATCCTTTCCGGTAAGGTGGAAGGCGATGATCGCATATGCCCGACATGCGGACAGGAGTTCACGGAGAAATTCCTGCATGACCGCAAGGCCCACCTTTTGGAGGATATAAACAAGAAGGGAGAGGAAAACGATGCCCTTCTAAGGTCATATGACCAAATTATATCGGAGTACGAGAACAAGATAACCGCCCTTAATGCCAGACGCACGGAGCTATCCTCCAATCTTGATATTCTTGACAGGAGAGTCATCAAGCACTTCGTATCAGCCTATACGGAAGACGAGGAGCGTAAGGATGTCATCAAGGATATAGACCAGAAAAAAGAGGATATAGACCTATTATCCGGATCGGTGGTGACATCCAATGACCTGTCTCCCGTGAAAGACCAGATATCCAAGATCAGGAAAGAGATAGAGGAAATAAAGGGTGAGCTTTCCGGAAAGATACACTCCGACAAGGCCAAGGCCCGTGTGGATGAGCTGGAGACGAGGCAAAAGGATCTGGCCGTATCCTTGGCCCGGTACGAGAAAACGGAAATGATAGCGGACAGGTTCATACATAAGAAGATGGACATGATGGAGGAAAGGATCAACTCCTTATTCCGCATGGTCAAGTGGAAGATGTACGAGCCGCAAATAAACGGCGGCGAGAAGGAATGTTGCGAGTGCTATATAAATGGCGTTCCCTTCGGCGTGCAGAACACCGCCGCCAAGGTAAACGCGGGATTGGACATAGCCTTGGCATTCTCTCGTATCTATGACGTTTACGCCCCGGTATTCCTAGATAACCGGGAGTCCGTCACGGAACTTATAGACACGGATACGCAAGTCGTATCGCTGATAGTATCACCAGAACATAAAGAATTGACAATTAAAAACAAATGATATGAACACACCCGTATTAGCGGCGCAACCGCAAAACATGGCGATCAATCTTTTCGATCCCGCACAATTCGAGACAATGCAAAGGATATGCAAGATGTACGTGAACTCCGATCTGGTACCCGAATCGTATAGGGTAACGGACAAGAGATCGGAGAGCAAGGCCGTGGCGAACTGCATGATAGCGGTAAGCATGGCGCAAAGGATGAACGCCGACCATATGATGGTCATGCAGAATCTCGATATCATACAAGGCCGTCCGTCATGGTCCGCGAAATTTCTCATCGCTACGGTCAACTCATGCGGGAGATTCTCCCCGTTAAGGTATAAGTTCACCAACCTAGGAAAGATCAAGAACGTGTCGTATACCGACTATGAATGGAGGAACGGAAGGAAAGAGGCCGTGACAAAGACATTGAATATCGAGATCGACAATTGGGAATGTATAGCTTATTCCTCGGAGAAAGGCCGTGACGAGATATTGGAATCCACCCCTATCACCATGGAAATGGCAATAAAGGAAGGTTGGTATACCAAGTCGGGATCTAAATGGCAGACAATGCCTAGGCTGATGCTCCAATACCGGGCGGCTTCCTTCTGGCAAAGGGCGTACGCTCCGGAGATCAGCATGGGAATGATCACGCAGGAGGAGGCACGTGATATAGAGGACGTGGATTACATTGAGATCAATCCGGAAGACAAGCTGAAGGAGGAACTGGAAAAGGCTAACAAGGAAGAGTTCAAGTGCCAGCAAGAAGCGAAAGCGGCGAGCGATCCTTCTCCCGTCATGGAAGATCAACCCAATCCCGGCAATCCCGAGCCTCCCAAAACGCAAGCATTTAATAACGCCTCCCAAGGCAAGCCAAACTGGATGAGAAGATGAGACTATACGTAGCGGGCAGTTCCTCCTCGGGGAACTGCTACCTATTATATGATGAGAGGGAGATTCTGATACTGGAATGCGGCATACCTTTCAAGAACATCAACGGCCTCCCGTTCTTCGATCTGGAGAAGGTCGTTGGATGCGTGATATCGCATGAGCACGGCGATCACGCCGGAAGGATGAACGAGTTCCTTGATTACGGGGTAGATTGTTTAGCGTCCTCCGGCACGATAAGCTCGTTATCTTTTACGAGCAAGCGCCTGCCATTGATGATCGAGGAAGGCGTTACCGTAATGGCCGGGGCCTTCTCCATAGTCCCTTTCAAGATAGCCCATGATGCCAATGAGCCTCTGGGTTTTCTCATAGACCATCCGGATACGGGGCCTATCCTGTTCGCCACGGACACGTACATGCTCTATTATCGGTTCCCGAATCTCAGGCACGTCATGATCGAGTGCAATTACGACAGGTCTATCCTAGACCGGAACGTAGCGGAAGGGAGGATAAACAAGTCCAGACGAGACCGGACATTGCTATCCCATATGGAACTAGGGACATGCGTGACAACCTTAGAGGCTAACGACCTCTCGGGGGTTGACAACATAATCCTGCTCCATTTGTCCGATGACAATAGTGACGAGGTCTTATTCAAGGAGAAAGTAAGCGAGGCTACCCAACGACCGACTTTCGTGGCGACACCGGGCTTGGACATAAACCTTACACGACCATGGTCAAGATAGAGAAAACTGGGACGGACACGGATTTGACGGAGTTCCTTTGTGAACTGGCCGGATATCCACCCGGTACTTACCAAGTTACGATATATCCCGTCGGAGATCTAAGATCCAGCGAGCAAAACAGGTATCTGTGGGGAGTGGTCTACCCTCTCTTGCTCGAGGGACTCAAAGATATAGGCTACGCTTATACGACTACCCAAGAAGTCCACGAGTTTTGCAAGAGGACGTTTTCTGATAGATACGTGAATTACCATTCCGGAGAGATCATAGACATCCCCGACTCCACCAAGGAAATGGACAGGAAGACTTTCGCCACATATTTACAGGTAATCAGGGAATGGTCGCTTAATTATATAGGTATTGAGATTCCAGACCCACAATACAAGAATAATGAAAGAACTGATATTATGCCTCAATGAGGCTTGCTCTAAAAAGCATTGCCTCTGTCATCAACGGCAGAAGCATTGGACATACCCGTCTAAAAAAGATGGGGAAACTGTAAGGCCTGAATCGGTCTTATTTGTGGGAAACACCCCTTGTAAGGGGTATGTACCACAATACGAAAGAAAGAAATATGGTATTAATTATTAATAAGTTATGACAAATTGGTTTGAATGTAAGGTCTCTTACGAGAAAATGCTGGAAAATGGCACGCAGAAAAAAGTAACCGAGCCTTACTTGGTAGACGCCCTGTCTTTTACGGAGGCGGAAGCTCGCATTACCGAGGAGATCCGCCCCTTCATCACGGGTGAGTTCACGGTAACAGACATCAAACGAGCTCGTTTATCCGAATTATTCTTCAACGAGAATGGTGATCGGTTCTATAAGATCAAGGTTTATTTTATCACGTTGGACGAGAAGAGCGGAGCGGAAAAGAAAACCGCCGCTACCATGTTAGCCCAAGCCTCTAATCTAAAAGAGGCCATAACCGTGCTAGAAGAAGGCATGAAGGGGACAATGGCGGATTACACCATCGCCTCTGTCTCGGAGACAATGATCATGGACGTATTCCCGTTCAACGCGGATGTCAATAAGAGAGTTGTTGACATTGATAAAAAAGAGATAGAGAAATCATTGTCTGACACCTCTAAATCAATAGAGGATAAGATGAGAGAGTGCAAGGATATCATAACCCGTGATCCCAAGGAAGGGGACGGGGATCTTATAACTAGGACGCAATCCTTCATCCGGCAAAAGGCCGGGCATGACAAGAGCAAGTTCAAGGAGGCCGCGATAGAGATCGCCTTGCTCCAGAAATCTCCGGAGTCCCAAGTATGGTTCATGGGATGCGGGCAGCTATTAATCGAGGAGTTAGAGATTTGATATTAATATAGAGTGAGTTTTCCATAGTATTTGATTTAGGTTAGTTCCCCGCCGTCCGTGAGGATATGCGGGGCAAACACGGTGGTATGGCGGAATTGGTAGACGCTGACAACGCTTCGTAGACTTGGTTGGTGTTATGAAAACAGGGCACCGTTAAAACTAATCACTCCTGTTCGACGCAAAAGACGTGCAGATTGCCAAGCATTGCGGGTTCGAGTCCCGCTACCATCACGAATAACAAACATATAATTATGGAAACAATACAGAATTTAGATCACTTGACAATGGCCATGTACCTTATCACCGCAATACTCGGACTTATAGCAGTGATCTTGGCAGGATTCTTATTAATAAACGAAAAAAGAAAACATCCATGGGAAAAGTAAAGAACATAACCTCTTTAAAGAGCAGACTAGACCGTATATTCTCCGTATTTATAAGAATAAGGGACGCTGACGGCAACGGTTATTGCCGTTGTATAAGCTGTGGGAAGATCGTGCATTGGAAAGAGGCAGATTGCGGACATTTCGTCAACCGGTCACATATGGGTACCAGATACAGCGAGAGAAACTGCAACGCTCAATGCAGGTCTTGCAACCGTTTCGACGAGGGCAACAACATCGGTTATGCCAAGGGCTTGATAAATAAGTATGGCGTAAAAGTAATTAACGAGCTTGAGGTGAAAAAGCACTCTATCTCCAAACTCTCGGCATTCGATTACCAATTGATGATCGAAGATTACAAGAAACGAATAAAGGATTTGAGGGATCAGAAAGGCATAAAGGATTGAAATGGCGAAGAAACCTACCAAGCACCCCGAGCGTATCAGATGCGCCGATTGCGTGAACGGTAAGCCTCACAAGGGACTAGCTGTATGGTGCATAGTGCTAAATACCGGAAGAGTCGCTAATAGTCTTAGGTTTTGCGATGCATTCAAAAGAAAATTATGATTACATGATATAAAAAACATGCTTATGGAGGATTAGCGTATGGATATAAGGAAAGAAAAGAAAATATTTTTCCCTCATGACAGTAATGCTAGAAACTCGGATAAGTTGACGCTCTTACGAGACAAATATAAAGCTACTGGATATGGAATATTTCTTATGATCTTAGAACGTCTTAGAGAGGATCCACATCATACCAGTATCAAAGATTACGATATACTAGCATTTGATTTCCACGAAGACCCCACATTAATAAAATCGGTTATAGAGGATTTTGATCTATTTAAATTCACTGATGATAATAAAAGATTCTACTCTGACATTTTAAATAAATGGATGGAATTTTCTCGCAAAAGGATGCACGAAATCAATATAAAAGAATGGCATAGAATTGCACATTTGGTTTTTGAACGAGATAGCTACACTTGTCAGTATTGTGGTAAAATTGGAGGAATATTAGAGATTGATCACATAATACCATTTTCTAAAGGAGGGCCAGATGATATGTCAAATTTGATTACATCTTGCAGACGCTGCAATAGACAGAAAAAAGATAAAACAGTTGAAGAATTCATCAAATGGAGAATAGAACATGGGTATTCAAATAATGGGACTTGACTACTTTCCTATGAATGTGGATTTTTTCGAAGATGATAAGATAGAACTCATAGAGGCTGAATTTGGGATAAAAGGCTCAATCCTTGCAGTAAAGTTGCTTTGTAAAATATACAAGGAAGGATATTTTTATAAATGGGGTGAAGACGAGTGTTTGCTTTTTTCAAAGAAGGCGGGTGCTGAATTTGTCCCGGGATTTGTAAAGGAAGTTGTAAACGGGTTGGTCAGACGGTGTTTCTTTGACAAGGGGTGCTTTGACTCGTTCGGTATACTTACCTCTTCCGGTATCCAGAGACGATATTTTGAGGCGGCAAAACGGCGTAAGAGAATAGACGTTAATCCTGATTTTTTGCTTATAGACGTATCCGATTTCAAGAATGTATACATTAATGGCAAAAATGTATGCATTAACAACGAAAATGTCAACATTCAAGGACAAAGTAAAGTAAAGTATAGTAAAGAAAAGGAAAGTAAAGAAATACCCCCTCTATCCCCCACGGGGGGAAGCGGAGGAGGAAGTTTTTTTAATCTTTCTAGGAATGACCCGCCGCCTTCGGACGGCGTGAAAAGGAATTATGAGGCTTTGACACGGGAACTCACCAATTTCAAGCTATCTCCTGATGAGTTCAATACTATTTGCGAGTTATCGAACTATGGAGAGATAGGAAATCCCGTGTGGAAACTATTGCAAAGGATACGGGATAGCCGGGAGGGGAAATACATGATCGATCATCCCGGAAGATTTTTGATCTCCAGATTAAAAAACAATGATTAAGACCGTAACTCTCTATCCGGGCAGATACGCCTATATCTGTCCTTGCGGCCATCCCTATCAGGTGATGACCTTATACAGGAAGACTAGTAACGTAGCGGTCTATTGCTTCGCTTGCAAGCAACAGACCGGAAAACACATAAGAATCATGGATCAGAACATAGATTTCGCCGTTAACTCGAATAACAAGTTGAACGGCACGTATTTCACCGCATTGAGGTTGCACGATCCGATAAAGTATTGCGTGGGGAACGTCCTCACGGTTTCGGTCAAGCAGCAACCACGGGGTAAGGCCAAGATTATCAAGGTAAACAGTTTCACGATAGATAAGGTAAATGACTACATATCGTGCTTGGATTCCGGATTAAAGGCCGATGAGTATAAGACTATAATCAAGAAGACATATTCTGGCAATGGGATAAACTGGGACAAACAGCTTTTAGACTTTTGCCTGTTTGAATACTTAAACAAGTGAAAATGGAAATAATAAACAGACTGAAGAACACCCCTACCGGTTTGATCGTGTTGGTAGGAGACATGAAAATTATCGTGGAAAAGTACAGGCCGTACTACAACGGGCAGAACAAGATCCCGTGCAGGGGATGCGTCTTCCGGGACGAGGGGGCGAGATTCTGCGAATACTCATCTGCTTGCATGGCCCATCTGAGGCCGGATCATGAAAGCGTGGTATTCGCTAAAACCAAGGAGATATGACACATGGATCATTATTTTCTGGCGTGGGCGGATTTGACCTTGCCGCCGAATGGATGGGATGGGAAAACCTATTCCATTGCGAGATAAATGACTTTTGTAGGGAGTTTCTAACTAAAAGATTCAAGGGAGTAAGCTATAATGACATCACGACGACAGATTTCTCTATTTGGAGAGGACGAGTGGACATCCTTACAGGAGGATTCCCATGCCAAGACGCAAGTAAGGCAAAACAATTCGGGGAAGGACAGCTCGGGCTTGGGGGTGAGCGAACGGGACTTTGGCGGCATATGGCGCGTGCGATCGACGAGATCCGGCCACGATGGGTTGTCGCAGAGAATGTTGCTAACATCACAAGAGTTAACGACGGAAGAGATTTTGCAAAGATCCTCGATGAGCTGGCCCGACTGGGGTATGATGCGGAATGGAAGATTATGTACGCTTCAGATGCGGGTGCGCCCCATAGAAGAGCGAGGTGTTACATGGTTGCTCACACCGACGGCATCCGATTACATGAGGGAGAACCTTTCTTCTCCAATGTATGCCAAGAGATTATCAAGGAGCGCAGGATGCTTTCCGGAACACCTATATCGGTTGGGGTTACGTGGGCTGGTCAACCACCGGTTTGTAGCTTGGATTATGGGTTTTCCAGAAAATCATCTGAGTTGTATGGCAAATCTCGATTGAAAGAGGAGGTATTTCATGCCTACGGAAACGCCATCGTCCCACAAGTAGCATTTGAGATATTCAAGGCAATAGAGGCATCAATTCATTCATCATAGTTGAAAACTGCATTCATCTATGATGAGAGCAATAAAAATCAAATATTATGGCTATAAGCGAAGTTTACAACGAGGATTGTATGGACTATATGAGAAACATTCCTGATAATTTTTTTGATCTAGCTATCGTAGATCCACCGTATGGTATAGGAGAGGACTGGAAGAAAAGGAATAATGGGTATAAATTCAAGGATACATCCTATAAGAATAGCCCTATCAAGGATGCGTCATACTTCGATGAGTTAAAAAGAATTAGCAAGGATCAGATCATATGGGGATATAATTATTACACCCAATATCTAGGAAATACCAACTATTTGATTGTTTGGGATAAGATGAGCAACAATAACGATGTGTTTAAATACTCGAAATGTGAGATAGCCTACGTGTCAAAAAAAATCCCATGCAATCTTGTTTCCATTCCGTGGGATGGATATAGGATGGGGCATGAGACCGGAAAGAGAAAGATACATCCACACCAAAAACCGCTCTCATTGTATTTATGGATTTTGAAAAATTACGCCAAGCCCGGTGACAAAATTTATGACTCTCATTTGGGGAGCGGAAGCAGCCGTATAGCCGCCTATAAAATGGGTTTTGATTTTTACGCAACCGAGATAGACAAGGAATATTTCAATGCCCAAGATAAAAGGTTTAAGGAAGAATGCCTAGGTGAAATCATATTACCTAGTGGTAAAAAGATAATACAGACATCAATGTTTCAATAATAAATAAAACGATCATGAAAATGGAAAAAGAAACTATAAAGAACAAAGTATAAGAGAACATAAAGAGGAGACTATTTCACAAAGATACGCCACTTACGATGGAATCCAAGCTGGAGGATGATCTATGGATGGACAGTCTTGACGAGATAGAGTTATTAATGGAATTAGAGAAAGAGTTTGGCATATCGATCCCTGATGATGATCCCGGACGATGCCTTACCGTAAAGGACGTTGTTGATTATATAATCCGGAGGATGAAAGAATGAGAAATAAAGAACTAATCGCTCTTCTCCAAGAGCAAGACCCGGAAGCGGAGGTAATGATCCGCACGTCCGACGATCAATATTACTACGATTTAGTGGACGTGTTCACGGATAAGGATGGGGATGTCATAATACAGGAGGGGTAAATATGGCTAAAGAATACGCTATAGGCGAGACGTTCCGTCAAGGGAAGGTTAATCTAAAGGTTTGCGAGGGTCTTTGCACTGACTGCTATTTCTTTAGCAGACCTAAAGGAGAATGCGCAAATATGGCTTGTTTGGATCTCCAAAGAGAAGATAATCAAGATGTAATATTTTTAGAAGTGAAGGAGAATAAATATGAGTAGACTAGAGATACTAAAATCCTCTCTTAAAAAGAAAGAGGATAAATTCAACAAAAAGATCAACGACCACTTCAGGGATGTAGCCTCCGCTAACGGGCAACCTCTTAACGATAAGAGGAACGGCCCGGCCACCATGCGAAGATGGGACAGGCAGAACAACGCTATATCCAATCTCCAAAAGGAGATAGACAAAACCAAGTCGGCCATAGAGCGAGAGGAAGGTAAGCTCATAGGCATGGCCCGTAATAAGGAGCTAATGCCAAAGGAGATCACAGATCTTATCGATAATGGCATATTGATACAATGGGGTAAATATCCGCATATATTGTTTGTTGACGGCGTGGATAAGGCACGGATAATCTGGGATAACAAGAAGAAGATGGTCATGCACAAGTTTGCGGACTCATTAAAAGACAAAGAGCAAAGAAAAATATTCGCCCGGGTGTATAATTCGCTTCATGAGGCGATCAACAAGAAGGAGGATAAAGAATGAAGAATAAGATCGAATGCTTGATAACCTCCATACTGATAGTTCTTTCTTTCGTGTTCATCACATGGGCTATAGGGCTTATCATCCCAATGTACTGGATTACGATTGCCTTTTTGGTTTACGGTATATATCTCATCTATGGTATTCTCAACCCAAAGAAAAAATACTACTTCGCTTCGTATTGGCTTCCCGGGGGAGAGAGAGGACGGATATTCATCGCATGCGATAAGTTTAAAGTCTGGGAAATGGAAGAGAATATAGCCAAGGATAAAAGAGTGGAAAATGCGGTCATTGACTATTACAGACAGATTTCCAAGGAGGAATATAAAATTCAAACAGATAAATAAATATGAGCAAGATTGATATGAGACTGACAGTAGAAGAAGCGGCAAAGGATTACGCCATAGGTAAAACGTTTTTTCGCAAGAATGTCCTCAAAGAGGTGGATGCGGATGACTATGTGCTTCGCAAAGATAATTGTCGTGAGGACTTCAAAGCAGGTGCCGAATGGCAGGCAAAACAATCCCCGTGGGTAAGCGTGAAGGATCGGCTACCGCCACCCGGAGAAGAGGTTCTGTTATTTGATATAAATTCTATAAGACATCTTGTCTTAGGCTGGTTAAGAGAGAATAAAGGATATAATAAAAGTATGTGGGCTTTGTCAAATGGTCATGTTGATGATGAAGACATTACACACTGGATGATAATACCTGAAAATCATGGATAATTCAATAAAATGCCCATTCTGTCATTCGACTAGATACATAAAGGGATCTTTTCTCTGTGGGTTATATAATTGCAAATGTCTAAATTGCGATAAGTTATTTCTGGTCACGGTAAATGATGGTAAAAATATTTATATGATCGAGAAACGTAGCAAAAATGAATAGTATTAACCGAGCCTTCATGGGAAGGATCATAATTAAGAAGATATGAACATGAAAAAGAAAAAAGTTACAATGCTAGCGATTGAACATTCAAAAAAGGTGTGTGATCCACAGCCAGAATCAATAGACCGGATGGATGTCAGAAGGTTGGTTATGGATGCTTATAGGATAGGTTATAATAAGGCTCATTCCGAGCATGTAAAGTGTATGAGCGATATTGTAAATATGAACTTGTCTGATATAGATTTTCCCGTGTTTACTCATACCAAAGAATTTAGAAATCACTTCGACTTCATAATGATGAAAATTAAGGAACACTTTAACGGATAAAGATCCGCTATTGGCGATCAAGATACTTAATGAGTCAATCAAAAAAAATAAAAGGCCGACATAGATTAAATGATATATTCATGGGAATAAGCCAAATTGTCCGGGACGAGCGAGAATTAAAAAAGCTTCTTCGCTCGTCCACTGGATTAAAAGTATTCGAAGCTAGGTACGTCGGATGTTACAACGGATTTATAAGCTTGTCAGACGAGGCGATACTAGACAAAGCCCATATCACTTTTTACAGGGGAAACTGGGATTGTAATAATGGAGGAATATACAAAATATGTATTTATACCCCTTCCATTGGGAACAGGGCAAATGTACCATACATCCAGTCTATCGTGCGTAAGATAACTAATGCCTTGGATATCCGCTTCGGAAAAGATGGATGGAATGAGTGCAACCAATCATTGCTTGAACGATGGAGACCGTTAAGCAGATTCTCGTTCTATTTGCAGTTGCCTAATTTCAGAGATATCATAACAGGCACATCAAGGCCACCTAAATGCAATAGGTTTTGATCAATATGTCAAAACCTATTACTTATATCATATAATTTTATCGCAAAAAATGGAACAGCAAGATATTTCATTATCCTATGGGATACACCGTTCTCCATCTATTGGAAACGAGGGGGAATTATCAGAATGCGTGAATCTGATACCAAAGAATGGCGAACTGGTGAATATACAGCCTCCGAAAGAATTAGGCATAACCCTTCCGGAAGGATCGGTACTTATGTACGTGCATCGGACAAAGGATTTCCTTCACTATATCTTTTTCCAGACGAATGTTTTACGTTATGCGGATACGGACGGAACGACCCATCTTATTGGAGCGAACCAATATGACAAAATTCCCAAAGCTATCACGTCCATAGGAAACACCTTGATTGTAATAAGCGAAGATCCTATAAGATATTTACTTTGGGATGGAGAGTTTTATAAGGAATTAGGAGATAAGCCCCCCTTCCCTATCCTGTCATTCGGATTGGTAGGATCATTGGATAAGACCGAACAATTGTCCGTATCCGTTGATCCGCCCTATGATGGAGCCTTTACGGAAGATCAACTATCAACTATCAGTAATTCCGTGATGGGATATGTCTCAAAATTTATTAGGGAGAGAAGTGTAGATCGAGGCATGTTTATATATCCGTTCTTTATTCGTTACGCTTATAGACTATATGACGGAACGTCTTACATGCAATCAGCCCCGATACTGATGATACCATCGTCCGGAGTAACTCCTCACGTTCCATTTACTATTGACGTGGACACAGAGGATTTTGACGCAAAGATCATTGTAAACTTCATTATATCCTCAGTGGTATGCTCCATTAATTACAAAGTCAGCGGAATGGGGAATCAAAGGGAATGGTGGAAGGACATAGTTAAAAGCCTTGATATATTCATAACGCCGCCAATATACACCTTTGATTATTATGGGGAGATTAATAGGGCACAAAAAATATCAGACGATAACGGTTTCGGGGTGTACTCTATAGGTGGAGGATATTACAACAGGCATACATTCGAGGAAGCCTTGTCCATAGCCCTGCCGGGATCAGGTTATACCGATCAACTCGTCTTACCCGGAAAGGCCATGGATAATAAGGTGCCGGATAATTCATTGTTTTACAAAGTAGCAAGCATAGCGTATGAGGACTTGTGCGGTTATAACGGGGGTGAAAGACGTTCTCTCACGTTAGAGGATAATGTGCTGGGATCGTTGCAAAATCGAGAGCAACTTGTTGACGCGGACGGGTACCAGAATTTAGATTGGCTAATACCTGATTACTCCTATACTTATAACCAGCGGTTAAATATAGCTAATATAAAAAGGATACTATTTGATGGTTATCCTCCGGAGTCCATGGTGACGTACAACGACGGTAGCAGCACGTTGAGCATAAAGGTTTTCATAAGAGAAGGAGAAAAAGATATCGTCGTTCAAACATCCTCCTCATATAACCTTGGTATCAATTTGCATTACCTATATTACCCCAACGCTAACGCATACAAGATGGTGATAACACGGAATTCGGACGGATACCAAGCGATCGTTACCCTCTCTCCGCATAACACGCTGAACGGGGCTTACTATTTCGACTCATACGCCCCGATCATATTTAAACCGGGCAGCGATAGCACACCAATATCAACGGACAAGTCGGTCAATATGCCAAACAAGATATATACGTCCGAGGTCAATAACCCGTTTTATTTCCCGTTGGCGGGAATAAACACGGTGGGAACCGGTGAGATCGTAGGTATCCGATCCACCACGAAAGCGCTGTCCCAAGGGCAATTCGGGCAGTTTCCCTTATACGCTTTCTCTTCCGATGGAATATGGGCCTTGCAATTATCGGATGCGGGATTGTATTCCTCCATCCAACCTATAAGCAAGGATGTTTGCAATAATCCGGATAGTATCACGCAACTGGATTCCTCGATAGTATTCAGTACCGAGCGTGGCCTTAAATTATTGCAAGGCTCCGATATCAGCCTTTTATCATCATCGTTGGAAGGAGCAAATATTGATGAGACATTCTTTAATGTCAACCCGGATTTTAGCGATCTGTTCATCCCGGACACGGAAACTTTCGTAGAGACATTGCGAGCTTGTAAGATTGCCTATGATTATACGAATTCCCTATTGCATATTTATCCCAAAGGGACTAGAAAGCATTATGTATATTCTTTGGACACCGGGGAATTCTCCACTTTCGTAGGGGAAGAGGTCAAGGCCATGGCGCAAGATTATCCAAGCTCGGTAGTGCAAATAGGTAACGCCTTGTACTCACTGGAAAAATATGTCTCGGAAGATACCAGAAAAGGCATAGCGATCACACGTGCCTTGACGTTAGGAGATCCTTTCTCTTTGAAGGTACTAGTCGATCTTAGGACGTTGGGTTTACGAAAGGATGAGTCCTCAAAAATCAAGATAGCCGTATTCGTAAGCGCGGATAGGAAAAATTGGTCTCGGCTTAAATCTCTTAGGCAAAGGGCTTTTAAATACTATCGGCTCGTTTATCTCTCAAACCTGTCTAATTTAGACAAGTCCTATGGCACCAGAGTAAGATTCGAGACTAGAAGGGATTGGAGGATGCGTTAAAGTACCCCTCGGCCTAGCCGGGGGGTATATGTCATTTTTTTTGCTTGTAACTGGCCGCTACCTTCAACAACTCAATAGCGGAATTAGTGTTTTTAGCGTCTTCGAACTTTATAGAGGATACCTTTGGTACCACGAACTCACTAGCTTTTAAATAAACAGCGCATTTATCCTTATCCTTTAGCTTGAGGAAAGCTTTCTTGAACTCTTCCTGATTGTCGATTACGAAATCACGGAAAAAATTCTTTATCTCCGTGTTCTTATTCCGGGTTCCCTTCTCCCTTCCTCCCATCTTCATGTGACCATTCTCAAAACCTTTTCCCATGATCTATAATCTGAAATAAACATCCTTAACCTGTGTCTCCCTTGCCTCGTTTATGATATTTCTTCTATCCACCTCCTTTTGAGAGGCGTACATCTGTACCCTAGATGGATCTACCATCCTATACCAAAAAAATAATACGCTATCAACCACGAAACGGTGGATATAAACGGCCAATCTCCTCGGATCCCCACGCCATCCTCTTTCCATCACCAAGTTTATGATCCATTCCCTATCATCCTTCACCTCGTCCGTTACGGCGCGGCTCTGAACCCAAGGTGAAAACGCCCGTAAATGGCCGGTAGCCTCCGACAACGCATCATTCACTTGACGAAACATCCAATCCGCCGTTTCCTCTGAGGTCTCCAGCCCAGCTCTTTCCTTTCCGGGAAGGCCCGATACATCCCCAACCTTCCATGTCTCGAAATCCACGTCATACTCAATCTCGCACCTCAATAGCGTTATCGTTAACTCAAATCCACGCATATCGACACGTGGCTGTATGATTTTCCTGTCTCTCATATTTCTCCTGTTTCTATAATGACATCATCAACAATGACATCATCGATATCCTTAAACGGCTTCCTCTTGCACTTTCGCGGGGCTTTCCTTGAATAGGCGGTTTCCTCTATCATGGACGCTATTCCCTTTAACTCCTCCTCTAGCTTTCCGGCTAGTTCCTCAAAGTAAATCAGGCACCAGTTCCAAAGGACGAACCACACCACGTATTTATGGACCAAGGTCGCCAATGACTCACTATCATATCCTCCACGACGATCCTTCATGCGCAACACCCAATTCACGGCATCGGTATCCAATGAGTCATCCGAATCGCCGGGCATATCCTCCAAGATACCGGACAAGGAAACCTTTAAGGTCGCCACCGCCTCCTCTATCTTGCGTCTTATAAAAGTATCATCGGCCTCGTTATCATCGGACTGCGAGGAGAATCTTTTACCGGGATCCTCCTTTCTCATATCTCCCAGCCTCCACGTCCACTGGTCTATGTCATGCTTTAAATATGTCCAACCTAGATTTATGTCCATATCATGCTTTTTTTAATAGCGGGGGATTCTTCCTGTATATATTCTTCACGCACATAACGGACATATCCTCCCACAAAGATTTATAAACCCCTATCCTATCAGGCTTCCGATCGGAAAGCCAACTCATCATGGAATAACCTACCAGAGCGTCCAACAGGTTCTCGTCCAATTTCCTGTTGACATTCCAACGTGTATCCTCCGTCCTGACCTCCCATACGAACCCTTTTTCCGAATAAGCGGAAGAGGTTATGATTTTGGCCATACCTTCTTCAAGAACCCTCGCCGCCTGTTCCAGATATGTCCTTATAAGAGGCCTGTCCTGTTCCGTTATCTTTATCTTTAGATATAGGCTTTCCCCGCTATCCCCGACGAGATCACGTCCCTCGAAGCTGGATAGCATCTCGCATTTATCTATCGCCTTTATATATTCAAAATCATATGTCATTTGTGATCCTTTTCTGGCAAAAATAGGGCTTTAGGTATGATTATTTTGTTATTTTGGTTATTCTGACAAAACCAAGTGCTTTTATTCGATTTATTTGCGATTAAAAAGATCAATCATGAAACGACTTATTCCTAAATCACGGTTTTCCCGACGCCCCACGACGGTTGATAGCGTCAAGCACCGCATCAAGATATCAGGCACGGACAAGACCAACATACCTTTACTGTCTAGGTGCCAAAACGCTTGGGAAAACCTTAGCGATTTCAGGGCCACCCGTCTTCGTAATTTCCGTTACGTGTTCGGTGACCAATGGGGTGATATCGTGGTGGACAAGGACGGGAAAAGGATGAAGGAACGTGATAGGATAGCGAGGCGTACGGGAGGGGTCGCTTTGCAGAACAATCATCTTTTCAAGATCGTAAATACTTTGGCCGGGTTATACGCAAAGACCGCTACCCTTCCCGTATGTTTTGCCCGGCAGAAAGACGCGGATACCAAGTCACAGATGATGACGGACGCTTTACAGACCAACTGGGAAAATAACCTTATGAAAGATGTCCTCACCTCCGAAATGATAGAGTTTATTTGCGGTGGATGCGCCGTGGTAACGGAAGAATGGTCTAGCCATGACGATATAGAGGACAGCTACACCTACGTGGTCAACCCTTCCTATTTCTTCTATGAGTCGAAAGCCAATGATCCAAGGCACTGGGATGATTCCTTGATCGGGGAGATCCGTGACTATACATTAGGCGAGCTGGCCTCGGTATTAGCGGAGTCCGAGTATGATTACAGGCAATTAGAGGAGATTTACTCACCTTGGCTCAATCGTATGGAAAATCTGGGAACCCAGCAGACCGATCGTTTCATGGACGAGTCTTTCGACACGCCTCCCGCCGCCGACCTGTGCCGGACCTACCATGTTTGGACACTGGAGAACAAGCCTAGATACCGTTGCGTGGATATCATGGACACCGATGATCCTATATACAGGATAGAGCTTAGCGATCTTCCTGTCATCAAGAGAGAGAACGAGGATCGTATGCGTATGGGAATGTCACAGGGATTACCTCCGGAGGAGATCCCATTGATAGAATACACCTATATAATAGATCAATATTGGCATTTCCAAATGCTATCACCGGACGGACGTGTACTTACCGAGTATGACACGCCTTATGAATATAAGTCTCACCCCTATATTTACAAGCTACACTATTTGGTGAATGGACGGACAGTTCCTTTTATTTCCGTTATCATAGATCAGCAACGATACATCAACCGGCTGATCATGCTTAACGACTTGGCTATCCAATCAGCGGTAAAGGGAGTAAAGATGATCCCTAAAGACTCCGTTCCGGACGGGATGTCCAATCGTGAGTTCGCCGAGCAATTCGTTGAGATCGGATCATTTATTTTTTACGAGCCGTCCAAGAGCGGGAACAAACCGGAAGTCATAACATCGAACTCTACCAATATCGGTACCACGGAGCTATTGCAATTACAATTGAGTTTCATAAACGATATAACGTCCGTGTCGGAAGCCTTGCAAGGGAAAACCCCGTCGGGATCAACAGCGGCAAGCAGATATGCCATGGAAACACAGAACTCCACTACATCTATCGCTACGTTACTAACCAAGTTCTCCACGTTCGAGGCCGAGATCGCTCGCAAGAAGATGAAAACGATCCATCAATATTATCAATCCCCAAGGAACATATCGATGGAGAGATCCGCAGGTTATGCCACTTATAATGAGTATGACCCGAAGACAGTCCAAGATATAGATTTCAAGGTCAACATCAAGGAATCCGCTGAATCTCCGGTAGCTAGAATGATGTTAAACGACTTGGTGAAGGAATTATGGATGGCCGGAGCCATTTCTGCGGAGCAAATGTTATCACTATCATATTACCCCGGATCAGACCAGATACTTCAGTCCATTCAATCCAACAAACAAGTAGTTGAGCAAGGTGGAAATATCCAAGGTGTCCCAGCTGATCAAATGAACGCAATCAACGGACAGGTTAATCAAGATGCGCTCAATAAGGCACGACAAGCCTTGATGTCAGCATAGAGGATAAAGTGTAATATCACTTTCTTTTCCCTTCTATGCTCATTAGGTGCCTTATCCTAGCCTTAATCTCATGAAAGTTTATAGGCTCGAACGACAACGATTCTATAAGGCGGTCTATCTCCCGTCTTACAGAATCGTTTCTTTTCTTGTTATGTGATCGTGTCTTAGTCATCCATGGCACACATATAAATCCAAACCTTGCCTTCAGGAGCGTCATCGTCAAGGAAATAGAAATTTATAGCGTCCTCGATGATCTTTTTCTCGGCATCTGGACCGAACCATTCCGTAAACTTTACTTCCTTGTCGTGCCAGTTTGCGTTAAGAGCAACGTACACGTCCCATATGTTGGTATTTCCCGGGATGCTCATACCTTTTATAGCGGTAGCCACCTGCTCCATATTCCAGTGCTCACCTTTATGTTCTCCCGCCTTGCCTTTATGACGCATTGCCGCCACGTCCATCCTAGCAAAGCACTCATTATAATGAGGCCCACAAAAAACCTCATGTAAATCACGCATAGCCTCGTCATACGCCTCCGGGTCTTTCTCCCTTAACTTTTCCATAGCCTCCTCCATCACGTCTATGGAGGCCCACATCTTCTTCTCGGAGCCTAGTCCCTTGGCTTGGTACTCCCTTATCTGTTCCTTGTATCTCATATATCATATTATTATTCGGTAAATATTGATTTCAACTCCAAAAAATCCGCTTCCGTTATACGGATAGCGTTCGTTTCGCCTAGGATAAAATTCATAAGAGCGTTATCCGGAAGTTCCACCAATATAGATCCCTCCCCGATCGTACCCTTCAAGAATCCTTGCTCGAACTTATACGGCTTCATGCTCTTGAATACGTTCATAGCGTCATCGAATAGCTCTTCCTTGTCATAATTGCCATTCTCGTCAGCCGCAAACAACATGAATCCTTCCACTTTCTCAGTGATCTCCTTATCCTTTTGCACGAGGATGTTATGGACACCCCTTTTAAGATACTTTCCAAGAGGCTTGAACGCCGTGTTCCCGGAGACGAAAGAGTCAACCCTTTCCTCCGCCCATATCTCCACCGAGTTAATTAGCCTGCTTTTTAGCTCTAGAGCTTGTTGCTTTAGTTCCATAGGACTCTTTCTTTAATTGTTCCACTTCCTCTCTCAAGGTACTGATAGCATACCCTTGTCTCTTGACCTTATCGATCAATTCGATAAGCATACCTTCCTCACGTGTCATTTCTTACCTCCTTTTCCGCTATTCTTCAATTTAAGGAAGTCGGCGTATGGCATATCGGCGTATTTGGCCGTGTACTCAGCGAACAACGCCATGTTCTTGTTAACCTCCTCTGAGGCCGATTTCTTTATCTTCTTGGCCATTCCCAACAATTCCTCCAAGGCGGCCTTGCCATCCTTGCTCTCCTCCACCAACGGACGCATGATGCGCATGTATTCACGGTTAAGGATAGCCATTACCTTCTGGTAGGACTGTTGATACTCCGGATTGTTATTGACCATTTCGAACTCGCTATCCGACATCTCGCTAACGAGCTTATCTATCTCGTCCCACACCGGATTACGGCTTTGGGCCTGTTGCGCAGAAGGGTTAAGCATACGTTGCTTCTGAATCTCCATCTGTTGCTGCGCTTGCTGGAGACGCTGAATGTTTGCTTCTATCTCGCTTATATTCGGATTATAAGGGTTGCTACCTAATACAGGGTCACTCCCCCCTAAAAAAACATTTGTCTGCATGATAATACTGTTAGTGGTTAAAAAAAGGAAAGCGGCAAGCGCCCCCTAGGGAGCACAAGCCACTAACTTTACCTTAAGCCGTAGGTGCCGGAGCGGATGCCGGGCATGAGCACGGATTGTAGCTAGGATAGCCTGTTACCGTAGGGGTATTTGGCAATACCAATTCTCCCGTGATCATACGGCTGGTTCTACGATCGGTGTAATTGACACTAGCCGTGAACGCCTTCTCGATCTCGCATTGAAGCAACTTGTCTTGGTAAGGACGAATCGCCGAACCTACAGCCACCTGACACCTCAATTCATCGATCTGAGCCTTCAAGACATCGAACTGGTCTCTTTGGTTCTTGTATAGACCAAAATCAGCGTCTACCTGTGACTTGTACAATCCGAAATCAGCGTCTACCTGTGACTTCCACAAGGCGAATTTCTCGGCGATATCCGTCTGGCGGTGATCGTAATCGGCTTGCATACCTGAGACTTTCAATCCCCACATTGCGTTTGTAAGCGATAACGCCTCCTCACAGCCCTTTTCCCAAGCCATGAACGCAGTCGGAGCGCCTACCCCGGAACCACCACCGCCTCCTGTGGTCGTGTTGATGTTAACGTTCTCCGGCATACCGGCTCCCCAGCCACCGCCGAACAAACCGCCACGGTTACGTGACACCGCCCAAGCTCCAAGAGCCGTACCAATGATACCCAATGTCAAGCCGGCGTTACCCACGCCCTTGCTTGCGTAATCCTTGTGCTCATCCTCATGGACGATCTCTTTCTCTTTAATGATTTTCTCTGCTTCCATATGTGAAGTTTTTTATGGTCATATCCGGGTTATCCCGGACACCACAAAAATCCAGAGAAGTCCATACCATGGGAAATATCTTGTTCCTAGCTTATTCCTTATTCATTCCTAGTTTGTTCCTGACCTCCCGGTCAAGCATATGTATCATCCAATTACGCCTTATCCTATCTGGAAAATCGTTCTTGATCCTATTAACGCCCCGTCTGGTAAGCCCTGTAAGATCGGCCACAACTTTCTCCGAGTACCCCTTATCCAAGAGTATTATAATGAGGATACCACGGGCGTTAACGCATTCCTCACGGTTAAATGACATCATGTCTACGGGATCAACCCCGCATACCTCACCTGCGATACAAATCACTCGCTTGTAAAACTCTTCGACCTTGTTCATATTCATATTTTAATTGAACATTAATAAAGCCACGCATGTTATATCAAGGAAGCCCCGAAAAACACACATGGCTTGGCTATGTTTTCCTTCGTCCGGGTCGAATCAGAGAAGGAATAGGGGCTTTACCCCGCACGCATTCATAAATAAATATTAAGCTCGCTTGATCGTGAGATTCGGTGGGCTTAACCTTTTTCACCAAATCCTATAGAACCCGCCTATCCCGACATAGGGTGACAAGCCATGCTTTCCGATCCCATAACCGGCTATCGCTCCGATTCCCCATCTACGGGGGGAGATCGTCTTGGTTATATACTCAGTCCTTCTATAAACCTCGATGTAATCAAGATTAGGCTTGTAACCCGAAATTGAAAGTCGGTAATCATCCGTCTTGTACTCCTTTTGAGTTATCGGTACCGGAACATATACAGGTTCCTTTACCGTGTCACCGTCTAATGTAATGTAGACAGGAAAAGGCTCCGGTATCGTCCGCACCAATGTCTCATAGACTGGGTACGGGATGCTGTCGTGTATCGTATCCACCTTGGTAAACTTGCCGGTCTTGGATATCGAATCACTGGCCACATCCCCCCGGACATGGTAGCCAGCCGTGAAACTGGCTACCAAGCACACTAGTATTAATATTGCTTCCCAAGGTTTCATAGCTATATTATTAACCTGTTCCTAAAATGATTATCATTAAAATTGTAAACAAGACTACTATAAATTTAAACTCCGCCCAATCCCCGAATAGTTTTTCTAGGATATCATGAAACAAATTCATGCTACAATCCCCCAATCTTCAGCAAACACATCGCTGATAGACGGAACCCATGAATCCGCACATCCAGTGTTCTCGTTATAGATAAGGCATTGATTAGTATAGTCAATGAACCCTTTGCCTTTCAGAATAAGGTCTTTTGCAGATTGTGGAAGCGATTGCATCTTATGAATGATTTCGCTTTCGATATGTGCAGGAACTTGCTTGAATACCATCAAGCCTTTGCCGTTCCAGCCCTCACGCCTAATAGCTAATCCAGCTTTTAGGTATTCAATAGCTTGACCAAAATTAAGGCTACAACTTCCTCCGATGCCTGTTTCCATCTTTGTAGCTCTTTGATTTAGGATCTGCCAATAATTGCACATCATTCTGTATTGGACTTTAAGCATACCTTGCATAACGCTATCAAATTCCTTGAATTTATCGCTTTCAATAAACGAAGCAAGCCCGCTAAATTTCTTGCATAGCTCATCTGATTCAATTTTCATCCTATTCAAAGGAGTTTCAGTAAGTTTATACGCCTCCTCAAATGGTGCTGCTGGACTCCAAGACTCGTAACCGTCTTGATACTTCACATGATATCCAGCATTTGACTTCTCGCTTTCGTTAGGTACTCTTCCCGCTTTAAGCAATCCTTTCTCAAAAGCCTCGCCCATTGTCATAGGTTCTGCTTCAATCTGTTTTGTTCCAATATATTTTTTCATCTTATTTTACGCTTACCTTTACAGCGTTAGGTCTTATATTTTTAAAGTAGATTCCATCCTGCGATAACGTCCGACATTTCAGCCTCTCTCCCATTCTCAACTTTGCTCATCCCGGCCACGATCCGGATCATCTGCTCACGATCGTTGATGTTGATAGGATCATCAGCCGGGATACCGGCGTAATCGGATACGGCCTTGATATAGGCATCTGTATTATTCTCGTTTTCCGGGGCCCATCTTCCTATCATCTTGCGGATCGTATCCAGCTTATAGTTCCGGTAATAGTTAGACAGGATCTTGAAGATCGCCCTATACCCGTATGCCATCGATTTAAATTGCTTGAACTCTCTGTCTGAGCTTGTCTTCTCGCCTTGGAAGACATCGCTATTCCTTCTGATGTTCCCGGGGTTGTTGTTTCTCAAACCTCTAGATATTTTTTTCTCTGCCATTGTTATTTGATTTTTTCCTACATTTGTGTACTTTATTACTTATCTCCTGCCCTATTGAGAAATATGGCCAGCGATGATTTCACATCCAGCTCCCCTATCCTTTTGGATCTGGGGAGCCTTTTTTATTCTTTGTCTTGTTATACTCATCCAAGAAATTGACCTTTCTGATAAATTTCACGGCGGCAACCCAATACAAGAAGGCTATCACCTTGTTATCAGGGAATACCTTGCCCATGTTCTTCAAGACATTAGTACCGTAAAACCATATCATCGCCCACGTGATCCAAGATACAAAGGCTTTGGCGTTATCCTCCGATATATCCATCATCACGCCTATCCAAAACGAAATGATAATTATCAGAAAATACACAAGCATGTACACCCAGCTACGGATGAACTTGCTTTTCCTAAAGTCACCGTGATCCGCAGCCAACCCCCAGAACGTATCGATGAAGGCCAGCGACAGGATCACCACCAAGAAGTTCTCGATCGGCGACACGAAGTCCATCGCCGTGACAACGGCGGCTATGGCGATGGACTTTAACCAGTTCGCTAGGTCGGATATGTGGGAGATATAGCGGTACATTATATATTATTTTGTTATTTGAAAACACAATTAATTATAACATCCTCATTGGGCATTATGAATGTGTAATAATTTGACCAATTTGAATTCACATCATTAGTCCTACTTACTAAACTAACTGTACTACCATTTTTTGTTTGACCTGTAATCTCAGAGATAGTTCCTGATACAACTCTTAATGTTACTATACCTTCTTTTACCCATCTATTATTCGGGGTTGTTATCTTCCCTGCTACTGTAATATTAATAGTAATATTATATATTTCAGATTCATTATTATCGGCATAACACGCATTCAGTAACTGATTTGCATTTAACATGTGACCCATGTCATTCGGATGTGTCGCTACACCCTCATTAACTATTGGATAGTATGTATTGTTTCCATAATAGTAATCTCCCACCAACCAAGTGTTCAGTGAATTATAATTCGCTGACACATTAACAGGAATTGCGCCTTTTTTAAGACTAGCTTCAGTAATGGCATTTGCTTTTTGTTGTCCATACCAACCAACCAAAGTGTAGATATCTGCACCGGGAGCTTTACTCTTTAAGTAATCCAAATATTCTTCGGCAGAAGGTTCTAATTCTTCAGAATAGGTACTATTACCAGCTGTCACTAAAAATATAATATCAGGATTAACACTCTCAATGGTACTATCAAATACAGAGTAATCAAAGTTTACATAATTCCTTTGCCAAGAATAATCATTCATTATAGAAATGGTTGCATCTGGGGATGTTTTTTGTATTCCTCTTAATAAGTATGAGGGCAACACATTATTATCAATACTGCCGGCCATAGCTCTATTCACATACCATCCTACAGATTCTGATGGGTCATGATGTGTTTGCGAAGTCCCAATTAACAAAATTCGTTTGTATTTTAACGATTTTAGTGTTAATTCACCATTCGCTACTTGTATTTTGTATTTTTCACCTGTAACTGTATCTGTTAAAATATTTGATGATTTTGCTTCATTATTTATAAGTACATTAACAGATGTTTGTAGAGCTTCCACGGAAGCTTGAGTTGCAAGATTTGTATCAAATTCTACTACACTGTATTGAAATGTAGTAAATTGGTTTGTGGCAACAAATACACCATCTATTGTACTACTTGCGTACACATAATCGCTGTATTTTTCAGATCTACTAACCAAAAATATAAAATCATCACCCGCTGCTGTATTGCCAGATCTAATACCAACTATTTCCCCTTTATTTATTACGACATTTTTATCATAAAAATCAAATTCAGTTTCATTGTCGTTAATATAATTTGGAGACAATTCTTTAAAATTAAAAGTGTATATCCGAGGATTAACTAAGGTTTGCCTTTGATCAAATTGACCAACGACAATGTTTATTTTGACTTTTTCGGGTTCTGTTGTCCAATAGTTTCTATTTACTCCAATTTTCAACTTATTTAAAATAGAATTGTGTTCAACAGGCTTATTGAAGATGACGTAAAGTGATCTAAAGTATTCATATATTGCCAACCCAGAATCTTCTTGACCTAATGAAACGTCCTCAATATAAGGAAGTATCAAATCGGTTTTTCTAGCATATTCAAACTCAATAGGATTTATTTTAATCGCATTTTTTTCAGAATATCTGTAAATATCATTTGGAAAATATTTAAAAAAAGAATCCCAATCAAAATCAAATTCTACTCGAATATTTTTGTTATCCAATACGTAATGCAATATACCGCTAGGTCTTTGTGTTACATCGATTTCATTAAACATTTGTATATCTTCTAACGGCGCCCCTTCTTTTATATAATAGAAAACAGGATATCCGATAGAATCAGCCCAACCTTGTTGTCGCAATTCATAAGTTTCCCCACTGTATTTATACTCATACAATCTTAAATTGTAATAGCATTTTGCTATATTAATGTTATTTTCAGTCACGACAGACGAATTCAAAAATCCTTTACTTGTTATTTGATTCTTGTTTCCTTTGTATGCGGTAATATATAATTTATCATCATTTAATGGTGCATAACGATTGGTGAAATACTCTGTGTATTTATCCCAATCAAATAGTATTTTAACATGAGTGGAATTTAAATAAAATTCATAAAAGCAAGTTCCAGTTGGTATACTTTCTAATTTTTCAGAATTATAACTTATTTGTTTATTATCTTTCTTTCTTAAGAAATAAAACACTATTTGATTAGAAGAATTATTTGTTAAAAATCCCGCACGAAGTAGTGACCATTCTTCAATATCATTTGTAGTATCAAAATCACAAATACTAAGATGTTTAATACACCGGTTAATTTTATACTCTGGCAAATGATATGTACTGGTAGAATTAAATTTTATTTCTATTGGATTTTGTACTGTATTGTAATCAATGGGTTTTGATGTTACAATTATTCGTTTTCTATTACCCGGGTAATAAGTTGAAAAAAGAGTATTGTATTTAGCCCAGTCAAATAATATTTCAATCTTTATGGACTTATCATCACTATACCATTCGTAATATTGCGTATTGTTTGGTTTTGTTGTTATGTCTCTAAAATACACCTCTATTAAATTGGACGGATCATCCACATCTTCAAATAAAAAACATGGAAACGGCGGAACTACTTCTGGATTTTGCACCCATCCTTGTTGAAGAACCCAATATCGATTAGTCTTCCCATTTAAATTTATTATATTTAATAATAACATACATTCTTTATAATCGAACTCAAGTTTTTCCGGCGAAATGTATTCGAATAAACTATTTAGTCTTATATCTTTGTTTTTCGCCTCCTCCCTCAAGCTCGTCTCCCTTGCGTCCGTGCCAATCCACGCCCCCGCCTCATGATCAGCCGTGAACTCATACAAGAGACCGCCGTAATTAACGATCTCGCCTTTTACGTAGGGCTTGGTATCGGAGAAGACTGGGTACGTGTCTAGGCCGACGATGGATGAAACAGCCTTTTGGCTCATGACCTCCGTCTCGCTATTCCCGATCGTCTGAACCACCCCGGCGGCTATGCTTTGGAAAACCCCGTTATCCACCCATCCTGAATCGTTATACACGTACATCCGGTATATAGGATTCTTATGTTCCGTGTCCTCAGCCGCGTACGTAGGGCCTACCATGTAGATATCACCCTGTTTTACGCCCGTAGAGGGCAGGGCTGACGATGTAGCGACATACCCTTTTATATACAGGTCTTGCGTGAACGGCTTTGACAGGTCTGACCATGTTTTCTGATCCCGTGATATCTGGATCTTATTGTCTTGATAGCGGAACCAAGCGGCGATATACTCAGAGATCTCATACCATACCTCTCCATCATACGAGTATCGCAGCTTGTTATTAACCGTGCGAAGCATGGGAGTAAGCCCGTTGTCCCCTTTAGGCCCCTGTGCCTTGAAGCCGGTATCAACGCCATCTTGAAACCAATTTCCGTTAGAGCCTATGGTTATGTTACCCCCGACCGGAAGGGCGTCCGTTATCCTAGTCCAAGAGGAGTCAAGACGGAAGAAATCATCGGCGATACAAAGATCATAGGTGAGTTTCTCCGTTATCGTCTCATCGTCAAGGTTCTTGTAAGTGATTATGATACCCTTCCTTCTCATCCAGAAAGGTAACTGTACGCGGGTATCCCCCGCCGATCCCATCCAAGGCAAATACACGTTGTTGCATTTCCATAATATGGAATCAAGCCTCTCTTTCGTCCTAGCGTCATATACGGCCTGAATGTATGTCAACGGATAGATAGGAAAACGCTCGTTCTTATCCTTGGCCAGCTTGTCTAGCTGCTGTACGCTATCCCTCTCGTAACCCTCGCAAATATCTTTTCGCTCTTCCATGATGTATCGTGCTTTAGTTCGTTATACGTAAAATATGTTGTAGCCGGCGTTAAGTCTCAAGATCAAATCAAGGTCGTTAGCCTTTACCCAATCCTCGCCTTCCTTCTTGTAAAGGGCCAGCTTGAATACGCTCGTATTATCCAACTGATCTAATTTGTAGATGTTCCCGGCCAGATAGAAAGGCTTACCTACCATTATGCGCTGATCGCCGTTCTCCGTAAGATCAATGTTCTTACGGCCTTTGTACAAAGTCCTTACCTTCGGCTTGTAAACAGAGAATACAAGCTTGAATATCTTTCTGATGATCGTGTATATGAATTGTCTCATGATTATGATGTTTTAATGGTTATACGGTAGCTCCGGTAGCGTCAACCCAATTCGTGCCATCCCACCAAATAGGCTTGTTCAACGTGGTATCTTTATAAAAAAATCCCACCTTAACTCCTGTAGGCCTATCAGATGTACTTCCCGTTACCTTAGCATCATCCGGTTCTCCTAAAGAATTAACCCATCTAATGCCATTCCAATATATCATTCTTGTATTGGTAGTATCCCAATAAGGAAATGCTTTATTAGTTCCTTGTTCAAATACAGGTTTACTTATATAAGCTCCAATAAAATTATCAGATGTATATATTTCTGGTGTATGAATGTATTGCACCCATTTAGCTTTACCACTTTCTGTAAGGTGTTTTGTGACTAAAGATTTCGTATCTTTTACATATTTAGGTAAACCTAATGGAGTTCTAGTATATTCATTTAAGTCACTGTATGTTTCTACACTTCTTGGCGATTTATTAACTCCATTTTCTTTAAAAGCAAATTCGTTAATTGTATAAGATTTATCTCCTTGAAAATCAGGAAAAAAGACAATGTTTGGTTCAATATTTGTTGCAACTCTATTACTTTGAAATATCACTAACTCACAATTATCAGATTTACTAAATAAAGATCTTTCTGAAATAAAGTTTCTTATATAACACACAACTTTTCCGGTTATATTAAAGATGCCTTCATTTGGTATATTAGAAGATAAAAAGCTTACATTATCAAATGTAATTGTAGAATCAGCAAAATATGCACCAAAGGATAATTTAAATCTCGATGTGTTACTTT